GATGTATTACCTCAACAATTATCATTTGCATTACAACCAACACGCTAATGACATTAGTAAATTTCGCTAATTTAGATTTCGATCAAATTAAAACTTCGATTAAGGATTACCTTAGATCGAATTCAAATTTTACTGACTATGATTTTGAAGGATCTAATCTTTCAGTAATTATTGATGCACTTGCTTACAATACATACATTACCTCATATAACGCAAATATGGTTGCGAATGAGGTATTCATTGATAGTGCGACTTTAAGAGAAAATGTAGTTTCTCTTGCAAGAAATGTTGGATATGTTCCAAGATCAAGAAGATCTGCAAGAGCAAAAATATCTTTTTTTGTTGACACTAGTAATTTTACCAATGTACCTACCCAGTTGACATTAAAAAGTGGTGTGGTATGCACTACACGTTCTTTTGGTGAAGAAAGTTACTCTTTTGTCATACCATCTGATATTACAGTTCCAGTTACAAATAACTTAGCAGAATTTAATGATGTAGAAATCTATGAAGGAACCCAGATTTCTCAAAATTTCACTATAAATTCTTTTGAACCAAATCAAAGGTTTATTTTAGACAATGCTGGAATTGATACTAGAACATTGTCAGTATCAGTAAGACCTAGCGAAATTTCCACAGTTTCTAGAAAATATTCTCTTGCAAGCAGTCTATTTGACATTGATTCAAATTCTGCAGTCTTTTTTATTCAGGAAATAGAAGATGAAAGATATGAATTAATCTTTGGTGATGGTATTTTTGGAGTTAAATTAGAAGAACCAAACTATATTAACGTAAGTTATATTGTATCAAATGGATCCGTTGCAAATAATTTATCATCATTTATTTTTAGTGGAACAATTTTAGACCAAAGTGATAGAGTTATAACCTCAGGAATATCTCTGATTACAACTGTAGAAGCATCAAGTTTAGGGGCAGAGATAGAAACTGTAGAATCTATCAAAAAATATTCTACTAGAATATATGCATCAAGAAATAGAGCAGTGACTGCAGCAGATTATGAGGCATTAATTCCTACAATATATCCAGAAACAGAATCCGTGTCAGTTTATGGTGGAGAAGAACTCACTCCCCCACAATTCGGAAAAGTTTTTATTAGTATAAAACCATATAATGATAGATATCTATCAAATCTGATTAAGGATAATATAAAAAGAGAACTTAGACAGTATGCAGTATCTGGAATTATACCAGAAATTATTGATCTTAAGTATCTCTTTATAGAAGTAGACTCAAATGTATATTATAATACAAATCTTGCACCATCTGCCAATTTTGTGAAAAGTATAATCTCTTCAAATGTTAGTGATTATGCAGACTCTACAGAATTAAATAAGTTTGGAGCAAGGTTTAAGTATAGTAAATTCTTGAAAATCATTGATGAAAGCCACGAGTCAGTTACGTCAAACATAACAAATATAACAATAAGAAGAGATCTAAGAGCATCTCTTAATACTTTTGCAGAGTATGAAATTTGCTTTGGTAATAGATTCCATATAAAAGATCCGACTGGATATAATATCAAATCTTCTGGATTTAGAATTAGTGGAATATCGGATACTGTTTATATTTCTGATGTACCTAACCAGAATCTAAGAACTGGTTCAATTAACTTATTCAGACTAAATTCGCCAACAGAACCACAAATCATAAAGAAAAATATTGGAACAATTGATTATGTAAAGGGGGAAATAAAACTCTTCCCAATAAACATTATTTCAACCCAGGTAAATAGAGGTACACCAATCATTGAAATTTCTACATCTCCATATTCCAATGATGTAATAGGATTGCAGGATCTTTATTTGCAACTAGATATTAATAGAACATTTATTGATATGGTTTCAGATAGTATAGAATCTGGATCTGATATTTCAGGGACAAACTACAGAGTTTCATCAAGTTATTCAAACGGAATTTACGTAAGATAAGAGAATATGTCAGAAACAAGAGTAAAAATACAATCCATAGTTGAGAACCAGATCCCAGACTTCATTGCTGAAGAGTCTCCACTTTTAGTCGAGTTTCTAAAGCAATATTATATCTCTCAAGAATATCCTGGAGCACCTTTTGATTTAATCCAGAATATTGACAAATACACTAAACTTGAAAATATTTCAAGTTCTGAAAAATCAACTACTCTGTTATCTAATATATCTTTTTCTGATACTACAATTACCGTAAAGGAACCCACTTTTACAAATGGATTTCCCGAAAAATATGGTATCATTCAAATCGGTAATGAAATCATTACTTATACAAGTAAGACTCTAACCACCTTTGAAGGTTGTATTAGAGGATTTAGCGGCGTAACTTCATATTCAAGACCAAATAAACCAGAAGAATTGGTATTTACATCATCTGAAGCAGATGATCACTCAGCAGACTCCGTTGTTTATAATCTAAGTTCTCTCTTTTTAAAGCAATTCCTACAGAAAATAAAGTATCAATTTATCCCAGGATTTTCTGATAGATCTTTAGATTCTGAATTAAATGAAAATTTATTCATTAAACAATCAATAGATTTTTATGATTCAAAAGGAACTGACAAGTCTTTCAAAATTTTGTTCGCTTCATTATATGGAGAAAACGTTGAGGTTATCAAACCAAGGGATTACCTATTCAAACCATCTGATGCAGGATATAGAAAGACAAAAGATGTAGTTGTTGAAGCACTATCAGGAAACCCACTAGATCTTTTAAATAAAACACTTTATCAAGATCAATATCCGGAATATGAAATTGATGAATCTTATGCGTCAATAACTGATGTAGAAAGAATCTTTTTAGGAGGAAAAGAATATTTTAAACTAAGTTTTGATAGTGATTTTGACAAGGATATTATTCTCCAAGGATCTGTATACGGTAATTTTTCAGTTCATCCAAAGTCAATCATAGTTTCTTCCGTTTCTATAGGAGCAACTGTATTAGACGTAGAATCTACCATAGGATTTCCAGAATCTGGTACACTTATAACAAAATATTCCAATGGATCTGAAGCGGTTATATCCTACATTGGAAAATCAATAACTCAATTCTATAATGTATCTACAATAAATTCTGATATTTCTTCGCGGGAAGAAATTAGATTGGATGTAAATGCATATGGTTATGCTGGTATTACAACTGAGAATAAAATAACTGTAAGAATAGGTTCTGTTCTTCAAGAAGCTGTAATCCCAGATAACACATATTTGTTTGGTGAAGATGATACTGCAAGAATAAAAACCTTAGGTATTTCTTCCAAGACAGTAAAAACTAGCAATTGGATTGACAATATTTCCAATACTTATAAAGTACAATCATTCATACTTAAAGATGGTTCTAACTTTACATATGACATAAGTTTTGCTGATAACCATAACTTTAGAATTGGTGATACATTAAAAATAACTAATAGTTCTTCTATATCAAAAAATAGCACAGTTATTGATATTTTAGATGAAAAAAGAATTTCGATTAGAGGTCAAGGTCAATTAAATTCTAATTTATCATATATTGTAGACAGATATATTTCAAAACCAAATTCTTCAAGATATCCACACTTAAATGTAAACACTGCAAATATTCAAAATACATATACAAATTATTCAGATGAAGTTTTAGTTGCATCATCCTCTATTCCATCTTATTATAATCAACTCATTAATCCATATAATAAAAAAGTAACATTTTCGGGAAGTTTTAGTGGAAATATTTTACAAATAACATCCGGAACTGACCATGGATTCTATACTGGAGATAAGGTCTATTATAGTCCAGGTAGAACTACTACAATTGTAGATGATGGTAGTGGTATTACATTTGAAGAAACAACTGAAAGTAGATTCCCTGAATTGACTGAGGGTTTATACTATATTAAGAGAATAAACTCAAATAGTATTAGTCTTGCCAAGAGTCCGTCTAGTTTAGAAAATAATGAATTTATTTCTGTTTCTGGCGATGTGATATCAAATACAATAGAATATTATGATTTCTTCAATAAGGAATTACAACCTCAAAATATTTTAAGAGAAATAAAAAATCCAATTAATAAAAGTGGAAATTATGAAACTGATCCCGGAAAGATTGGTATTCTGGTTAATGGTGTAGAGATTTTAAATTATAAATCATCCGAAACAATCTTCTATGGACAAATTGATAATATTGATATTTCTGCAAAAGGGAATGGATATGATGTTATCAACCCACCAAGTCTTACAATTTCAGACTCTCGGGGTATAGGTGCAACTGGCATTTGTGCAGTGAGTGGATCTCTTCAAAGAATTGAAATAATTGACTCTGGTTTTGATTATGTCAATACGCCATATATCAATATAACTGGAGGAAATGGTAGAGATGCATCTGCAGAAATAAATATGATTTCTGTGGACCACAATTCTTCTTTTAATGCAGAATCTACATCAACAAATGTAAATGTATTTACAGATACTATTGGATTTTCAACCTATCATAGATTTAGAGATTATGAAAGAGTAGTCTATCTAACAGATGGTCAGAGAGGAATAGCAGGACTAACTACAGAGTCATCTTATTATGTCTCAGTAATTGATGGATTTAATATTAAACTTCACGAAAGAGAAAGTGAAGCAATATCTGGAATAAACACTGTCAATTTAAATGATTATGGAACTGGTATTCATAGATTTAAATCTGTTGCTAAGAAAAAGATAATATCCGATATTATAGTAACAAATCCAGGTGAAGGATATGAAAATAAGCAGAGAATAGCACCTTCAAGTGGAATTAATACGGCACTTGATACTATTAATATCCAGTCTCATGGATATAAAACGGGAGAAGAGATTGTATATTCAACAAGTGGACTGGTAATTGGTGGACTCAGCACAAGTTCTTCGTATATTGTTAAGAAAATTGATGAAGATTCCTTTAAACTATCACCAATTGGACTAGGAACAGTATCTAAAAACTACTATCTAGATACAAACCAGTTTGTCAATTTATTATCTACTGGTTCAGGAACACATTCATTTAACTATACACCAATCACAGTTAATATAGTCGGAAATATTGGAGTATCAACTTTATCTGAACAAGATTTTTCTGCAAAAATTCAACCAATTTTTAGGGGAGAGATTGATTCAGTACATCTAACCTCCGGTGGTTCTAATTATGGTTCTGAAGAAGTTATTAACTACAATAGACAACCAGTTTTTGATTTAAAAAGGGGAACTGGAGCAGAACTAATTTCTATAGTTAATAATGAAGGAAAAATAGTAGAAGTTTTGGTTGCAAGACCGGGATCTGGTTATAACTCTCCTCCAAATTTATCAATAAACGGCCTAGGAAACTACGCAAAATTAACACCAATTATTGAAAATGGTCAGATAGTTGAAGTTAAAGTTATAAATGGTGGTATTGGTTATGATGAAACAACTACAATAGATGTCATTCCAGCTGGTGAAGATTGTAGATTAAATGCAAATATTCAAAAATGGACTATCAATCTATTCCAGAAGTATTTTAATGTAATTGAAGATGATGATGGTATTATAACTACGTCAGATAGAGATACTTATGGACTTCAATACTGCCATTTGTATGCACCAAGAAGACTAAGACAATCACTATATGCAAAATCTCAAGGAGATAGCACTTCGATAAGAGATTTAACCCTTTATGGAATCACTGACCTACGAGAGTCCAATAATGAGGAAATATCATCAGCATACCATTCACCAATAATTGGTTGGGCATATGATGGAAATCCAATTTATGGTCCATATGGATATTCTACACCATCTGGAGGAACTGCAAAATTGATGCAGTCTGGATATAAATTGGTATCAAAACTAAATAGACCTTCTCTTTCATATTTCCCACAAGGATTCTTTAATGAAGATTATGAATTTTCTGATCTAGGTGATTTGGATGAGCATAATGGAAGATTCTGCGTAACTCCAGATTTTCCAAATGGTGTTTATGCATATTTCTCAACAATTAGTTCCGGACTTGTAGATACTGATGGTCCATTTAATGGATATAAGAGACCAGTTTATCCATATTTTATTGGAACAAGTTTCTATTCACAACCCAATGATTTCAACTTTAAAAAGGAATCAAACCAGGATGAGTATAAATTTGATGATTTTAAATGGTTTAGAAATACTCTAAATTATAAATTATTAAATTCAAATAGTTCCTACAATTATATCTTCAACCCAGACAAAGTAAAAAATCAAACAATAAACATAAATTATGCGTCTAAAGGAAAAGTTGAGACTATTGGTATTTTAACAGGTGGCACAAATTATAACGTAGGTGATCAACTTATCTTTGATAACTCACAAACTGGTGGATCTAATGCTTCTGCAAAGGTTGAAAAAGTTTTTAGTAAAGATGTAACAACAGTTAGTGCAGCAACAACTACATTTTCTCCAGTTGAGTTTGTGCCTCTTAACGGATTGGGTCAAGTAATAGGATTTTCTACTTCTCCTCACGGATTAAAAAATCTTGAACTAGTCAATATCGCTGGTTTCAACACATATTTCTCTAAACTGGAAGGGACTTATAATTTAGGTATTAGAACTGACAATTTTATTACAACTTTGGGAATATCCACCATTGGTGTAACTGGACTTACTACCTATTTCTATGTTTCAGGTTTATTGGAGTTCCCATATATTAGAGAAAATGATATTCTTGGAATAGGAACTCAAGAGAAAGTAAAAGTTTTAAATATAGATTCTCAATCTGGTAGAATCAGAGTTTTAAGAGAATATGATTCAACTGTTAGTTCTGCTTATAGTGCATCTACGGTTCTTTATGAAGATCCAAGAAAATTCAGAATCAATACGGGATTTAAAACCGATTACTCATATTCAGTAAATACTGAAATTTACTTTGAACCAAGGGAATCTATTGGAATTGGAACTATCGCATCAGTTGGCGTTGGTACAACTGTAGTATTCTCACTTCCAGGAATTGGAGCAACACAAATATTTGTTCCATATCAGTCAATTTATCTACCAAACCATCAACTAAAAACTGGCGAAAAAATTCACTATTCTACAAATGGCGGAACTGAAATTGGTGTGTTTAATGGCACCTCATCATTTGGTTTACCACAATCTCAAGATCTATATGTTGCAAAAATTTCAAATAACTTTATTGGAATTTCAACTTCCAGAATCGGATTAGGAAGTACCGGATTTATTGGTATTGGAACAACAGGTTTCTCTGGATTATTATTCTTTGAGAATTTTGGAACTGGCGATTATCATAGTTTTACAACAAAGAAAGAATCAATAATTGGTGAGATTTCTAAAAATATCATTACTGTTTCTACAGCATCTACTCATGGTCTCTCTATTGGTGACACCATTGATATGGTTTGTAGACCAAAAGACACTGAGACTATCGTTGTAAAATATAATGATAATAATAGAAGAGTTTTATTTAGACCACAATCATTCAACTCTATTGATGTTGATATTGCTGATGATACGATTTATATTGAAAGTCATGGTCTTAAGACTGGCGATAAGATAATTTACACTACCACTTCACCATCTACTGGATTGGTAAATGAAGGAATCTATTATGTTTTATATTTTACAAAGGATAAAATACGTCTGTGCTCCACAAGGTATGATTTGGACTTAAATACACCAAATTATGTTGGAATTAATACAACATTTGATGGAACTATAGCGTTAATTAATCCAGAAATTAACTTAGTCAAAAATAAAGTTGTTACTTTTGACTTGTCCGATTCTTCATTGTCATACTTAAGTGGACCTACTCTATATTCTGCATTCAATCTCATCTTCTACAAAGATGCAGAATATAAGTATCAATTTGATGGAACTGGTACTTCAAGAAATTTTGAAGTTATTAGAAGTGGTAGAGTTGGTATAGATGCATCTGCAAAGGTTTCAATTCTATTAAATGACAATGTGCCAGATACTTTTTACTATAAACTAGAGAATGTTAATAAAGATTTTATTAGTGATACTAAAAAAGAGATAATTATAGATTCTGATGTTTATAATCACAATCAAATTAATTTAGTTTCTAGCAAATATGAGGGGTCACATAGAGTCACTGGAATTGGAACAACAAACATATTTACTTTTGATCTAGCAAAATATCCTGAGGAACAGTTTTACAGTCAATTAACTTCTAACTTATATTATGAAACAAATTCACCATCAGCGTATGGATCTATATCAAAAATTAATATTACCAACGGGGGAAACAATTATGAGTTCTCTCCAGGTATTAGCACAGTAATCTCCAATCATGGTTCAGGTGCTATTTTTGAAGTTGAAAGCAGATCAATAGGGAAAATTCTAAAAAATAAAATAGAGGATATTGGATTTGATTATCCAACAGACTTTACCCTCAGTCCTTCACTCAATCTTCCAGAAATTCTTCAAATTGAGCCTTTAGCATCATTTGTTGAAATTGATATATTATCTGCTGGTAAAAATTACCTAACAGCACCTGGTTTAGTTGTAGTAGATGGATTTACTAAAAAAGTTGTTTCAGATGTTGATCTCAGATATGAAATTGGAGAAACTAAGGTAAAAATTGCCAAAAATACTTATGGAATCTATGATACAACACCGACCATTATTCCGGTTAACAACTCTAATGGTGTAGGGATTAATAGTATTACATATAATCCAATAACTAAAGATGTAGTTGTAGGATTTAATACTGGATTTAGTGATGTTTTCCCATTCTCTATAGGCGATAAGATTCTTATAGAGAACACAAGTGTTGGTGTTGGATCAACAGCAAGAGGGTATAATTCATCATCATATGACTATCAGTTATTTACAGTTACTGCAGTAGATCCTTCCTTGGGAGGAAATACTGGATCTATTACATATAATCTATCAGATTATCTGTTTGAAGGTGAGTTTCCTGGAGTTCCAGATATAAATGTTTCGACAGGAAGAGTTGTCAATAGTAATCAGTTCCCAGTCTTTAGTATAAAATTAAAGAAAAATGACTTCTTTGTTGGAGAAACTGTCTTCTCCGAGTCTGGTACTGGCATTGTTGAGCGTTGGAACAGCAAAACTGAGTATTTGAAAGTTTCCACAAATACAGATTTGCTTGTTGGAGAAGTTCTGACGGGGCAATCATCAAATACTAGAGGTATAATTAAGAAAAAAGTTGAATTTAATTCTTATATAAGGTTATCTGCATCATCAGATGTCAATAAAGGGTGGGTATATGACACCGGTTTCTTGAATAATAATGTTCAAAGAATATCTGATAACAATTATTATCAATATTTTTCATATTCACTTAAATCAAGAGTTCCTCTTGAGACTTGGGAAGATTCTGTTCAATCTCTAAATCATACTTCTGGATTTTTGAAGTTTTCTGATTTAGTTATTGAGAATCAGGATGATGATAGAACTTCTGCAACTATTTTTACCGAAAATAGCGTTACAGATGTCATTGTAGATATTATTGGAAGTGGTGATTTAAATTGTGTTCATACTTTTGATATTGCAACTGAAGGTTCAACAAGAATAGGGGAAAGATTTGTTTCCAATGAAATTATCTTACAAAATAGAGTATTAATTGATTATTTTGAATCTGTTGGAAATAGAGTTCTAATTATTGATGATATTAGTGATCAATTTAACAGCAATCCAAGATCTACTAGATTTAGCACGATTGATGAATTTGAATTAACATCTGCAAGAACTAAAAAGTACTTTACTTATGTAAGAGATAAGAGATATACTTCTGAAAGACAAATATTAATAGTCTCACTTTTACATGATGATGAAAATGGATATTTAAACCAATATGGAAGGGTTGAAACATATTTAGATCTTGGTTCATTTGACTTCAGTATTAGTGGAACTTTGGGTCAACTTAATTTTTATCCAATTAGATATAGTGTAAATGACTTTGATATTTCTTATGTTTCTCACGACCTAAAAAGTAATATAGTTGGCGTTAATCAAAGTTCTCTTGGAGATATAGTTAACTTAGAATCAAGTCAGACAACTATTCCTTCAGGTTCTTCATCGGCAACCAATATTGTGTCAATAGATGATACTTATCGTTCTGCTAAGATTTTGGTTGAAATTGGAGCAGTCGATAACTCATACTATGAATTTGATGAAATTAATCTTCTACAGGACGGAACAAATGTAGACATTATTGATTATGGACAATTATCTAATCGCCCCATATCAAATCCATATGGAATTCCTGGTTTGGGTACATATATTCCATACATTGATGGTTCTACAATAAAGATTGACTTTAAACCAGATTCTGCTCTTGGTGTTGGAGTAACAATCAATACATTTATTGTTTCCATTGCATCTTCCTCAGTTGGAGTGGGAACACAAGAACTTACGACAGGATATATTAGTTCTGGAATTGCATCAATTACTGCTTCTGGATCTCCAGTAGAGACAGTCGTTACAGAATATCCAAATAATCACTCGTGCTCTTACTATATTGTAAGTGTTGAAGATACTACAAATCAAAGATATCAAGTGTCTGAGGTTCTAGTTGCCGATGATGGTGATGAAGCATCAATAACAGAATATGGCATTTTACAATCACATTCTTCTCTTGGATCTGTTGGAGCGGCAGTTAGCACAAATTCAACACAATTAACATTCACTCCAGAACCAGGAATTGATGTTCAGGTAAGAGTTTTCCAAAATGCACTAAGTTTTGAAAAAATCAATATTGATACAAATTCTATAGACTTTGTTAACGCAGAAATTACTAGTGGTTTTGGAGATTATGAAGGAACTGAGAGATCAGTTAAGAAGAGTTTTGATTTAACTCATAAACAAATACCTATTTTTGTAAGAGAATTTGACGGAAGTGACTCAGAAATTGTAAATGTTTCAACAAATTCAATCAAAATTCCAGACCACTTCTTTGTAACTGGTGAAGAGGTTACGTATACCCATGCTGGAGCTGGTACAACTCAAGCAATTGGAATCGCACAAACCGTTGTGGCAGGAATTGGAACAACTGACAAATTGCCACAAACAGCATATATTGTAAAGGTAAATGATAGTGCAATCAGACTATCTGCTACTGCTGAAGATGCACTAAAATCAAGTCCAATAGTCTTTGACATCACTTCTGTTGGTATTGGAACTTTCCATTCAATTACTGCAATTAATCAAAACGCAAAAAATATTATTGCAATTGATAATTATATACAATCTCCAGTTGTAGGTACTTCACTATCAACAACCTTGGTCAAAGATGTTTCAACTGTTGATAATAGAATAACTTTTGCAGGTATAACATCTTTCTTTGGTGGAAATCTAATTCAAGTTAATGATGAAATTATGAAGATCAATACGATTGGTATTGGTAGTACAAATATAGTTTTGGTTGATAGACCTTGGATGGGAACTGGATTATCCACTCATTCCGCAGGAGATATGGTTCGTGTTATTGATGGTAACTACAATATTGTTGACAATACAATTCACTTTGTTGAAGCACCATATGGTCCAAGTCCTATAGGATCTTCAACAAATCCACCAAATGATAGAGATTGGACAGGAATAACAACACATTCTACTTTCCAAGGAAGAACTTTCTTAAGAAGTGGTGTTACTAACACTGCTCAAGAAACTTATTCGTCAAATTACATTTTTGATGGAATTTCAAGCGAATTTAATGGAATTGATAAGACATTTACTCTTAAAGCAAATAATCAAAATATAACAGGTTTCTCTACTGACAATGCAGTAGTTTTGATTAATGGTATTTTCCAAGGTCCACAAGGAGAACAAGCAGAAGTTGAAGATTATACCTTAATTGAAAGTGCAGGAATTTCTAGTATTAGGTTTACTGGAACTGCATCTTCTGTTGGATATGATGTAAATAATGCAAATATTCCTGTTGGTGGCGTAATCGTATCTGTAGCATCTACTTTTGGATTTGGATTACAACCTCTAGTTTCTGCGGGAGGAACAGCAGTTGTTTCTACTGCTGGCACAATCTCAGCAATTAGTATTGGAAACAGTGGATCTGGATATAGAGTTGGAATTCAGACAATAGTTAATGTTGGGGTACAAACATCAAGTACAGGAACTCCAAATATAGAATTTATTGGAACCGCATCAGTAAGTAATGGTCATATTATTGATGTTACGATAACTAATCCAGGATCTGGATATACTAATACTAATCCACCTTTAGTTGTTTTTGATGATCCACTTTCATATTCAAACATTCCACTAATTTATAGTTCTTCATCATCAGGTTCTGGATCTCAGGCAAAAATTGATATTGTTGTTGGTCAAGGATCCAGTGTAATTGATTTTTCAATTATTAATACTGGATATGGATATGGTCAAGGAGAAATTCTAACTGTTGAAGTTGGCGGAAACACTGGTATACCAACAGATATCTCAAAACCATACTCAGAGTTTCAACTTACTATTAATAGAACTTACAGAGATTTCTTTTCTGGATGGGTTTTGGGTCAGTTTGATGTTCTTGATACTTTTGAAGATTTATTTGATGGAGTTTCTAAGAAGTTCCCATTAAAATTAGGTGGGGAATTTGTTGCTGTTCGTGCTGCAAAAGGATCTAGCATTGATGTTAAAGCGACTTTGTTAATATTCTTAAATGATATCCTCCAAAAACCTGGTGAAGCATATTTCTTTACTGGTGGAAGTGTAGTTGAATTTAGTGAAGCTCCTAAGGAAGGTGATATTGTAAAGGTATTATTCTACAAAGGTAGTGGCGGAATTGATGTTACTTTTAGAGATGTATTAGAGACTATCAAAGTTGGTGATGAAGTCACATTGAATTATGAACCAGGATTTAATCAAGTTCCAGGACTTCAGCAAGAAGAAAGATCCGTTATTGGAATTAATGCTACAGATTCTTTGGAAACCAACCCATATTCTGGTCCAGGAATCACAACAAATGACACTTTAGCAAGACCTCTGAAGTGGTGTAGACAAACTTCCGATAAAATTATCAATGGGAGAATTGTTGGTAAAGATAGAATTCATTATGAGCCTCTTATTAATCCATCTTCCTATCTAATTAATTCCGTTGGCGTTGGATCAACAACAATTTATGTTGATAATGTTAAACCATTCTTTGATGCACAAAATGAAAGTCCAATATTGAGTTTCCAAAATCAGGTTACCTTTATATCACAAGATTCTCTAGTCGCAGCTTCTGCTACTGCAATTGTATCTTCTGGTGGAACTATTTCTTCTATCACCATTAATGATGGTGGATACGGTTATGATACTGCTCCAACTGTGACCATAGAAAATCCTATTGGACTTGCCATTTCTTACAGAGCAACGGCAACATCTACAATTTCTTCTGGTGTTGTTGATTCTATCAGTGTTACTGGTCCTGGAACAGGATATGACTTAGAAAGTCCACCTGTAGTTCTCATTGAGGCACCTGTTTTAATAAATGAAATTTCTAATGTTACTTCATACTCTGGAGATTCTGGTATTATTGTTGGTGTAGGAACAACAACTTCGGAAACAATATTTGATTTGTTTATTCCAACAGATTCTTTCTTAAGAGATACAAATATTGTTGGATCTGCAATAACTGTAAGTGGAATTTCAACAGGGGATTTCTTCATCATTTATAGTTCCAATATCGGAAGTGCAACTACATCAATAAATTCTTTTGATTCATCTAACAACATTATTGGCATAGGAACACAGTTTATTGATAATGTATATCAAGTTTCATCTACACAAGATATTACTTCAAATATAATTGGAGTTGGAGCAACTATTGTTAAGAGAATAACAGTTAATTCTGGCATAACTTCAATATTTGATTCCTTTGGTCTTGGTGTTTCTACTTCTTATTATGGAAATTATAGTTGGGGTAAGATAGTTGTATCAGATCCTTTAGAGAATGGAACATTTAATTCTTATACATTGAATGGTATTGGAGGTATAACAACATCAACTCTAATAAACAGAACATCTTCATTAAAATATTTGAATTATACTTCATGATTTACCTATAATAAATAAATAAAAACTCCGTAAAATGTCTGCAATTATAACTGATCAACTTCGCATATTAAATGCAAAGAATTTTTTGCAAGGAGTTGCTTCAACCAGTAACTCCTACTATTCATTTGTAGGACTTCCAAATCCCACAGATTATAGCGTTGATTGGAATATAAATCCACCTTCACCTGTGGATAATTTTAATCAAGAAAATAATGATTGGGATACAATGATTGCATTGAAGAAAGTATCAAAATCTGATGTTAGGCAAGTTGTTAGAAAGACAACTTGGACATCTGGTATTACTTATGACATGTATCGCCATGACATAAGTGTTACAAATCCATCACTACCATCAAATACTGTTGATTTATATTCTTCAAACTATTATGTAGTGAATAGCGAATATCGAGTATATATTTGTTTACAAAACGGCACATCTCCGGAAAATCCATCTGGAAGACCTTCTCTTGATGAACCAACATTTACAGATCTTGAACCAAGGGAAGCGGGGACGAGTGGTGATGGATATGTTTGGAAGTATCTTTACACTATTAGCCCAAGTGATATTGTAAAGTTTGATTCTACAAACTATATGCCAGTTCCTCAAGACTGGGAAACAAGTTCAAGAGAAGCAGCAGTTAGAAATAACGCAGCAACTAGTGGTCAATTAAAGATTGTAACCATCACAAATAGAGGAGTTGGTTTAGGAACGGCAAATAGAACTTATACTAGAGTACCAATTAGAGGTGATGGATCTGGTGCAGAAGCAACAATCGTTATTAATAATGATTCTAAGGTTGAGAGTGTAACCATTTCTAATGGTGGTTCTGGTTATACATTTGGAACATTAGATTTGATTTCTGGAAATGTTCCTACGGGATCAACTTTACCAGTTTTTAACGTTATTATTCCTCCACAAGGAGGTCATGGTGCTGATATTTACAGAGAACTTGGAGCATACAATGTTCTTTTTTATTCTAGAATTGAAAATGATGCCGAAAATCCAGATTTCATTACTGGAAATCAAATTGCACGAGTTGGAATTGTAGAAAATCCACTTACATATGATTCGGAGAGTATTCTAACCTTAAATAAAGCAAGTGCTGTTTATGCACTTAAACTTACTGGAATTGGATATAGTTCTGTAGTCTTTAACGCTGATACCCAAATTACCCAAACAATTGGAGTTGGTTCAACTGCATTTGGTAGGGTTATTTCTTATGACCAAAATACGGGTGTTCTAAAGTATTGGCAAGATAGATTCCATTGCGGATTTAATACCAATGGTACTCAAAATCAATCACCAACATATGGATTTAAAATGCATCGTTTCACTGCTGATATTGGTAGTGGTGGATCTTTAAATATTGTAGGTGGAAGTGCAACTCTCGGTATTGAAACTACCTTTGGAAGTGAGAGTAATCCCGGTATTAGTACTCTAATAAATAGTAGGACATACTACTTGGGTCAACAATTTATTAAAGGTGTGTCTCAACCAGAAGTTCAAAAGTATTCTGGAAACATCATTTACGTTGACAACAGACCATCAATTACTAGGTCAACAAACCAAAAAGAAGATATCAAAGTTATTTTGCAATTCTAAGGAATTATGTCTCAAGAAACCAACCTCAACGTAGCTCCATATTTTGATGACTACAATGAACCAGTAATTGGTGGTAAGGATAATAATTATTATAAAGTTCTCTTCAAACCAGGATATCCGGTACAAGCAAGAGAATTAACTACTTTGCAATCTATTTTGCAAAATCAGGTTGAACAGTTTGGTACACATTTTTTCAAAGAAGGTGCTAAGGTAATTCCAGGTTCTCTTTCATATATCAATCCTTTTTATTATGTGCAGATAGAGGAAAACTTTTTAGGGATTCCAGTAGATTTATATGTTAATGAACTAGTTGGTAAAAGAGTAAGAGGAGAAGTATCAGGCGTTGTTGGAATTGTCAAAAAGGTATTAAGTAAAAATGAATCTGATAGGGGAAATTATACTTTATACATTGATTTAATTGATTCGGATTCAAATAATTTTATAAATACCCAGTTTAATGATGGGGAAAATCTAATTACAGAAGAACCAATTTCTTTTGGATCCACTTTTATTTCAGCAAATGAAGGTTTTGCAAGATCAATAGCACTTAATGCATCGGGAAAGGGAACTGCTTTTGCATTGAGTGCTGGAGTTTACTTTTTAAGAGGATATTTTGTTGATGTTAAAGATGAAATTTTACTTTTAGACCAATATTCAATAAATCCAAGTTATAGAATTGGTCTTGATGTAATAGAAGAGATTATATCTGCAGATGTTGATCCAAATTTGAATGACAACGCAAATGGATTTAACAATTATGCAGCACCAGGTGCAGATAGATTAAAAATAACAGCTAATTTGGCAAAAAAACCAATAGATTCATATGATAGTCCAGGTTTTGTTGAACTAGCAAGAGTAGAGAATGGAACTCTCATAAAAATAAACAATAATACTGACTACAATTTACTTTCTAACGAACTGGCAAGAAGGACTTTTGATGAATCTGGAGATTATTACATTAAAGCGTTTAATGTCTTTGTAAAAGAAAGTTTAAGTGATAATGAAGGAAATGATGGTATATACAAAGAAAATCAATTAACATCTAGCGGATTTACTCCATCAGAAGACCTGATGGTTTATAAAGTTTCTCCTGGTAAAGCTTATGTCCGTGGATATGAAGTTGAAACAATAGCACCTGCATTTTTAGATGTTCCTAAGACAAGAAATACTAAAACTATTGAAAATCAAGCAGTCAATTTCAATTTTGGTTCAACATTAACGTTGAATAATGTTCATGGGTCTCCGTCTTTAGGAATTAATACATCAACAACTATTAGTTTAAGAGATAGTAGACTTGGAATTGATTCAACATCACCTTCCGGAAAAGAAATTGGTGTAGCTAGAGTATATGATTTTGCTTTAGAGTCTGGATCATATGAGTTTGATAATCAATCTTTAAATAGATGGGATATTTCTTTGTTTGATGTTCAAACATATGGTGATATTACATTAAATGAACCTATTACACTAACTATTCCAACATATGTCAAAGGAAATTCTAGTGGAGCAACTGCGTTCCTAAAAAATTCAGTTATTTCTGGAATCGCACTAACAGTTTATCAGATATCGGGCAATTTTATTAATGGCGAAAAACTAATATTTGATGGAACTTCTGAAACAAGAGTAAGTGTTGGATTTACAGATTATAGCATTTCTGATGTAAAATCTTTATATGGTATTGTTGGTTCTGGTAATACTTTTAATTCGGATGTAATTCAAACTCCAACTAAAGTTATTGGAAATGTTACAATTAGTCCAGAATCTGGTGGAATATCTACAATTACAAGTCCCTTAGTATCTTTCCCCGGAATCGTGACTAGTGGAAATCTTATTCAGTATACAAGACCTGAGTTTTCAGTTAAGTCATTTGCAAAAATAGATCAAGTATTTACAAATTCTGTAGTTATTTCAGGTATAACAACTGTATCTGGAATTTGCGATGGTGGTTTGCCACAATCACAAATAACTGTCAATGATCTAACATTGGTAAGTTCATATCTACAAAAATCAAATAATATAATCGAATCCAGTTTATTTCAACCACTTCCAAAAATTAATGTAGAATCTGTTGATTTAAGTGGATCTTCGATCGTTATAAGAAAGCAGTACGATGTTGTAATTACAGACAATTCAACGAATACTATTCAGTCCGAAAATAATGAGGTATTTTTACCATTTGATGAGGAAAGATATGTTTTAACAAGATCTGATGGAGGTACGGAAATCCTAACCGCAGATAAATTCCAATTCAATTCTGGTTCCAATCAACTAGTAATTAATGGTCTTGGTTCAAATACCACCGGAAAACTTATAGCGACTCTTAGAAAATCAAATGTTACTGCAAAATCTAAGAGAAAGCAGAGAATAAGTACGCTTATAGTAGACAAATCTAAGTATGATTATTCTGGAATTGGTTCTACAACGGTAAATGATGGATTATCATACGGAAATTATCCGTTTGGTACAAGAGTTCAAGATGAAAGAATTTGTCTAAATGTCCCAGATGTGGTAAATGTATATGGAATTTTTGAATCTAATGATACTTCAGACCCAACTTTATCAAAGATAACCATTGGTTCCATGGATGGTCCAACATCCAAAACTGATGATTTAATTATTGGTGAGACTTTTACAGGAACTATATCTGGAGCTAAAGGTTTATATGCAGAAAGAGTAGATAGTGGACAGATTTCTTTTATCTACTTAAATTCTTCAACGTTCCAGGAAGGAGAAATAATTTCTTTCAATGAATCTGGAGTAAATGGTATTGTTTCTTTACTATCAAATGGCAGTAAAAATATTTCAAATAATTTTGTTTTAGATAAAGGTCAAAAACTAACACATTATGATTATTCAAGTATTAGAAGATTATCAAATAGAAAAGAACCATCTAAAAAAATAAAAATAGTATTTTCTTATGGTTTTTATGAATCATCAGATACTGGTGATATTACTATAGCAAACTCTTATGAATCATTCAATTATGCTACCGAGATTGCAACTATCAATGGATATAGAAGTACTGATGTTATTGATGTAAGACCTAGAGTTGATAATTATTCTGTAATCGAGGGTGCAAGATCTCCATTTGAGTTTGATGGTAGAAATTTTGCAAATGGAAATCATAGTTCTAATTTTATTCTTGCTTCAGATGAATCAGAAACTCTTTCTTTCAACTACTATCTGCCTAGAATAGATAGAATCTATCTAACAAAAGATGGAGTTTTCCAAGTAAAAATAGGTTCCCCTTCAGACACACCACAAATTCCAGAAGAAGTTTCTGGGGCATTAAACATTGCAAATATTGCAGTTCCTCCTTATGTGTATAATACAAAAAATATAAGGATAGATTATATAGAACATAAAAG